AGAAGAACTTTGAAAAATAATTACTCAAGGTAGAAAAGGTCAAAACATTGGTAAATCTACCGGTATGCCAAAGCTAGATAAAGTCATAGGTGGTATTCAGCCACATAGATATTATCTGGTTAGTGCAGCTAGTTCTGTAGGTAAAACCTCGTTTGTGCTATATATGATGTATAATCTTTTAAAACAAATCAATGAAGAAAAGCCAGTTTATTTTCTGTATTTTTCTTTGGAGATTGGAGAGGATGTTTTACTTGCCAAATTAATGGCACTTTATTGTGCAGAAGAATTTGGAATTTATCTTACTATTGATGATATGTTTTCGTTTATGCAACCATTAAATGATTATGCATATGAATGTTTGGAAAAAGCTAGAGAATGAATCGAGACTGTTTCTAAATATATTGTTATAGTTGAATCAACAGTAAGTGCTAATTCTGTTTATAAATGTACTTTAGAATTTGCTGAAACGATAGGTACGTTTGAAAAAAGAGGAAATCGAAAAGTTTATATTCCTAATAATCCACATCAATTAATAATTGGTGTATTGGACCATTTTTCATTAATTCGATGTGAAGAAGGTAGAAAATTAAAAGAAGAAATCGATGAGTTATCAAAATATATGGTTACTCTGAAAAAGAAGTTACCGTTGTCTTGATTTGCGTTAATGCAGCAAAATCGAGAATCTTCTTCAATGGATAGAAGAAAGGCAGACTTATCAGAACCTGGTCTAAATGATTTGAAAGATTCAGGAAATCCAGGTCAAGATTCTGATGTAGTATTGCAATTATTCTTTCCGTTTAGAGAAAAGTTATCTACCTATCGTGGATTCAAAGTACTTGGAGATGATGGGATTGGAGAGGTTTTAAGAAGTATTATTGTAAGTAAAAATCGTTATGGTATAGCCAATAGGGTTATATGTACTGGTTTCTGGGGCAGTGTTGGATGATTTAAGGAGTTACCAGAACCAGACAAAATTACGGATTTTACTAAGTTCCTGACAGAGCGTGGTAATATTCCGTGCAAATACTGTACAGAAAACGAAGATGAATCTACAGTCGACAAAGAGACTGGAGAAGTTAAAAAACCTATAACGTTTAGTTTTTAATGGCAGTAACATTACCAACAACAAAAATTCCAGCTGAAACGCAGGATCCTAAATATTTAATATTATTTGGACTGCCTAAAGTTGGTAAAACCACAGTATTAAGTACTCTTGAGAATAATTTAATACTGGATTTTGAAAATGGATCTACATATGTAGATGCATTAAAAGTTAAGATTGATAATTTATCAACCTTAAAAGAAGTTATTAAGGCAATTAAAGAGGCAGGAAAGCCTTACAAGTATATAACAATAGATACAATTACCGCAGTTGAAGAAATTGCAAAACCTGTAGCTGTAAATCTTTATAAGAGTTCACCAATGTATTCTGAAAGATATGCAAATGTTACAGATATTACAAGACTTCCAAATGGTTCTGGATATAGTTTTCTTAGACAGGCCGTAGAAGCAATTGTGGATTTAATTGCAAGTGCTGCTGATAATATTATTATTTGTGGACATGTTAAGGATGTATCTCTAAGTGAAAATCTTGACGGTTCTGTTAAGGATCTTGATTTAACGGGAAAACTTAAGAGAATTCTGTCTGCAAGATCTGATGCAATTGGTTTTGTTCATCGTGATGATGAATCAAATCTTTGTATTAATTTTGGTCAGGATGGAGAAGTTTTAACTGGAGCAAGACCACAACATCTCGCAAATAAAGATATTATTGTTGCAGAAAGAAACGAAGATGGCACATTTACCTCACATTGAGAAAGAATTTATCCATCGTTAAAGAATGCTTAAAGTTTCATTTGAATTTGATGAAGTAACTCAAAAAGTTAGCAATGTAAAAGTCGAAACTGTAACCGCAGTAACAGCAAAGGACTTCGATTTACAGTTAGATGACAACAAGTTCATTTTAACTGCATCTGCTGTTAGTAAATTAGGCGCTGTAGCAGGCGATAGACTATCTATTAATTATTGAACAGTAGATAACGAAACGACTTATCCGATTATAAGTAAATCTGAAGTATTTACAGATGGTGCAGATGGAAACAAGCTAACTAAAAAGGGTACTGTTTCATTTAAAGGTCAGCAAAGAGTCAGCTTAATGAAGTTTGGCTCAATGTTTACATTCTCAGAATTTAAAGATAAAGATGGTGTAGTAAAGGACAATGTATTTGTTCTTACACCAGTAGATAACAGTAGCGCTAAAGAGGAAAATGATTTTTCCGATGTTAAAGAAGCAATGGAAGAATTAGAAAAGCCTAGCGTAGAAGATGTGATTGATGAAATCCTTGAAGAAGAGAATTGTGAAGATGCTCTTCCATTTTAGTGTTATTTAAATTATTTTTAATATGGGTATGTTTGATTTAAGCGCCACCACTGGTGCAAAAGAAAGTGGAAATTTCCTTCAGCCTGGTATTTATAAAGCAAAATTTGTTTCTGTTGAATTAAGTGACATTCATTCTCAGAATACAGGTCAGGATTACAAAACTATGAAACTTACACTCGATATAGACGGTTATGGAGAGTTCACTCACAATTTCTTTGAGCCTACATCTGCAGAAAGAACTGCTAGTCAGTTTGGACCTAATCCGTCTCCTGCAGAACATTTCATGATTGCAGTTCGTCAAATTATTGACGCACTAAATCCTGAGATTGGTCAAAGTATCGATGAAGAAAATGTTGTTGTCAATGGGAAGAAAGTAAACGTTAAGAGTCTTAACTTTGATCAACTTGTTAAATTGGTTAATTTCTGGACTACACCTTATGCTGGTACAGAAGTTGAGATTAAACTTGTTCCTCAAAATAATGGATTCTCTTCAGTTCCTAACTTCCCTGCAAAAATCAATAGAGCTGGTGCTCTTGGTATCGCTACAAGATTTATTGGACACGGTCTTGTAATGAATCAGTCTGAACAGAAGAAGATTGATGCAGCAAAGAATGCTCAACCTACTAATATGGCTCAGACTACAACTGGTAGTACAGACGGCTTAGCAAAAGCTCTTGGAATGGATGACGAAGAAAAAGATCTTCCATTCTAATAAGCAATGTCAGACGTATCTTATGATCTAACAAGTACTATCAATTTAACTAAAGAATATATCCTTTCGAAGGTTTCTGAAGAAGAGATTTTTGAACATTATGGAATAAAAGTTCAAAAAGGTTTGTTTTGCTCAAAGATACGTAACGACAAACATCCAACTGTATCATTTTATAGGAATAAATCAGGACGGTTAATCATGCATGATTTTGGCGATTCGTCATTTATTGATTGTTTCGCATATGTTCAGATATTGTTTAACACCTCCTACTACATGGCTTTACAGATAATAGCCAACGATTTTAAATTGATTAGTCGTCCTGATATTCCTGTAAATAAAGCGAAAATCAAATACTCCGGAACCAAAATTGAAAAGTCAGAAACGTCTCGAATTCAAGTAGAAATACGTGAATGAGATGACGTTGATCTAAATTGGTGGGGAAGATATGGTATTACAAAAGAGACTTTGGATAAATTCAAGGTCTATCCTTGTAAAACAGTTTGATTAAATGGAAACATCTTCTTTGTTTATAGTGGAAATGAACGTTGCTACGGCTATTTTGGTGGTACAAAAGAAGGTGTAGAATATTGACGGATTTATTTTCCGTCTCGTCGTAATTTTAAATTTGTTGGAAATTGAAAAGCTACTCAAATTCAGGGAGCTCATTTACTTCCAAAGCAAGGTGGCGAAGATTTAGTAATAACCAAATCTCTTAAAGACGTAATGGTTCTTTACGAATATGGAATTACTGCAATTGCTCCTTGTTCAGAAAACGTGTTTGTTACAGATTCACAATACGAGAAATTAAAAACAAAGTTCAATCGAATTTATATCAACTATGACAATGATGAACCTGGAATAAAAGCAATGTGTAAAATTAAGAAGCAATTCAGGGATTTGAAGGTTATATTCCTCCCTAGACATGGAGGCGATAAAGATATAAGCGATTTTAGAAAGGCTCATGGTGATAAACGAACACGTGAATTAATTAATAACGTGAAAGATTATTATGGGAAAAACCAAGAAGAATAATATTGAACAAGAAAAACCAAAAAGGCAAAGAAGTAAAGCATATTCTAAAAACAAAGGAAATCGTTACGAAGCACAAATTGCTAAAGAATTAAGAGATCTTGGGTTTACTGGTGTAAAAACTAGTAGAAGTGAAAGTAAGTCTACTGATGATAATAAAGTTGACATCATAGATACTCAACATAAATTACCAGTAAACATACAGCTAAAAAAGACTCAATCAATTCCCTCATATTTTAAAATTCGAAGCGAATCTACTGTGGATCCAAAAACATTTGCTATTATTTGGAATAAACAGGAGAAAAAAGAAACTAATATTTGTTCTGTCGGCGAATGTGTTATTATAAGCAAGGAGTTGTTTTACGAGTTAATCAAAGATTATGCTAATTAATTAAACTTATAAATGCAACAAAACGAAGAATGCGTAGTTAAATTTCAAACTCGGGAAACTAAAATAACAATGTATTTTACCGAGGATGAACAGGGTCTTAGTATGCAAATGGCTATAGATCCTGAAGAATCGGATAAAGAACCGGATTTAGCAATGAGACTTGCAAGTATATTTTTACAAGTTTTACAAGGAGATAGTAGTCAAGAAAATGAACCAGAAATTATTACCAATTAGGTACGATTTAGTTCCACAGCGTGGATTAAATGAAGTAAATAAAGTTCTTACGTCAAAACTAGAAAAGCATGATGTACATGAATGGATGAAAGGGTTAAAATGGACAGATGTAATTTCTTCACTTAAGAAGCATTTAACAGCGTTTGAGTTAGGAGAAGATTACACTCCAGAAGGTAATTTAAGTATTGCAGAAGTTGCAGCTAATGCTTTAATTCTTGCTGAGTATTTCTATATTAATCCTGCTGGGGATAATAGGATATTCTTGCCAATGAATCGTCCGATTGTAGCATTGGACATTGACGATGTTTGTCTGGATTTCATTGGAGCCTATGAGGCAAAAACAGGTACAAAACTTAATGATTATTGGAATGGCTCTTATAGTATTAGAGAGAAATTACAAGATCTAAGTACAGATGAAGAGTTTTGGACAACTCTACCAACTAAACATTTGCCTAGTTTTGAACCTGATTTATATATTACCAGTCGTAGTATTCCAATAGAGTGGACTAAGAGAAATCTTGAAAGAAACGGTTTTCCTTGTGCACCAGTTTATTGTGTTCCGTGGAATGAAAGTAAAATCGATTTATTAAAGGAGCATAAAGTAAGTATTTTAATTGACGATAAATGGGCCAATTATAAAGACGCTATTGATGCTGGTATATTTTGTTATTTGATGGATGCCCCTCATAACAAGTATTATAATGTAGGGCATCGTAGAGTATATGATCTAAATTTACCAATTAAGTGATCATATTAATTTAGAATAATAGATTATGGAGAAAGTAAAGTTTAGCGATTTTAAAATTGTACCAGATATCAATTCCGTGCGTAAAGAGGAAATAGATGACGATACTTATTTTTCTTCTAAATATTCACGTTATATATCTAATTCTAGATTAAAATGGATTGATCCAAAAGAAGGCGGTAATCCATCTCTGTTTAAGGCACCACCCAAATTGAAGACTTCTAGTCTTCAGTTGGGTAGTGCTGTTCATGAGTGTCTTCTTCAGCCAGAATCTTTTGAACTAGCTCCTAAACTAGGAAATCCTGGATCAAAGTTAGGTGATACCTTGATTTTTATTCCTGATTTTCTTAAAGATGGGATTGGGTTGGATGATGCAATAAAAGCAGCTGCCAAAAAAGCTGATTATTATGCAGCATCTATAGATACAGACATTAATCGACTGAATTCTATTAAAGATGTCTGGGATACGTATTCTAAGAATCTAGAAGAACTGAATAAAACTCCTACTGAAAAAGTCCGTAGAATTTTATCTGATAAGGACTGGGATAAAGCGGACGCTTGTATTAAATCTTGTCTTGGTAATCAGGAAATAATGAGCAAGTTACATCCTGTAACACCTTTTGGAGATCCAATACTTGCATTTAACGAAGATGCATTGTTTATGGACTTTGTAGTTATCTATAAGGGACACAATTGTTCAGTATTGAAGTTTAAATTAAAAGCAGATAATTGGACAATTGATTTTGATTCAAAGGTAGTAACACTTAATGACCTAAAGACTACTGGTAAAAGTGTTAACTGCTTTATGGTTCCAGAAGGTGGTTCTTTTGATCACTACAACTATGCTCGTCAAATGGGATGCTATAGTCAAGTACTATGGTTCTATTGCATGCGTAATTACGGTGTTTCTAAAGAAACTGGTTGGAAACTCAAAGCGAACATGTTAGTAGTAGAAACTATTCCTAACTATTGGTCTAGATGCTTCTATGTAACTGATAAACAATTAAGAGAAGGTTTAAAAATGTTCAATGAGCTAATGTGTCGTGTAGCTTATTGTGAAATGTTTGGTTACGACAAAGAAATAGAATTTGAATAGTATGTGAGTAGACGAAAATAATTTTAATTTTAGCGAATTTATAAAAGAAACTTTAAGGAGACATTTGAGTGTAAATGCGGGTTGAGTGGGAAATCCTTCAGATTCTACTTTTGGAATAATGCTTAATCTCACTTGAGATAGCAATGTTTTCGCATCTACTGTAATTAATTTTTTAGATGAAAAATCCAATTTAAATTTGTAAATTTCAGAGTTTATTAGTATCTTTGTGTTACCAAACTCTGAAAGAAAACAGATTAAACTCTTGGAGAAACCAAGTAAAAAATAGGATTAATGTTAAATGTTTAAAAAATTTTAATTATGGTAAAGAAAGAATTTGAAGTGTATTCCTACGAGGAAGCTGTTGCTGCTGTTGAAGCTGAAGGTTATAAGGTTATTCGTAATAAGACCGCATCTTGGAAGAACGCTGGTTCTCCAGTTGGTGATGCTGGCTTGAAGACTTTTGCAAACGAACAGCTAGCTAAAGAGAAGCTTACATCTGTCCCTGGTGTTGGTTTCATTATTGTAGTGGCAAATGGTTCCAAGGATACTCGTGAACGTCCTTACACTTATGAAAATGTTGTTACTGAAGGCCGCATGGCTACCGAAAGAACCTACGAGGTTCGTAGAGTTGATAACGGCGAGCTTGTAGTTTCTCTTTCTGGCGATGGCGCCACAAAGGATGCTGCTATCAAGGCAGCTAAGGAAATTATGGCTGACGTTAAGGCTGATCTTAACATTGAAGTTGTTTACCGCGTAAAGGATGGCAAGAACGTTGTTGGCCGTCTAAAGTATACTCCTTCAGTTAATGCTCAGAAGGGTCGTTACATCTTCTTCGGTAACGAGGTCGCTGGTTTTTAGTCTAACAACTAATTAGAAACAGTAAAGGAGAGGGTTAAGACCAACCCTCTCCTTTTTATATCTAGAAGCTATGCAATATTTAAAGAAAAAAGCGAATAACGGTTGTTGAATTAACTTTGCACTTCTAGATTTAAATAGATTATTTAAACAAAGAGATAGAGATTGGTGGGAGAAGCATGACTGCTCTGTTTACTTTTGGCTATATAAAGGTACTGTATATTATATAGGTCATGGTAAATTAGATATGAATAACTGGCAAGAAGGTCGTCAGTTTCATATAGGCTGTAATGATATGCTATCAAATACTATAGATTCGAGATGGACCTGTGAAATAATACACGGTTTAACTAAAAAAGAAGCTAGAATTTTGGAAGCTTACTTTATTAGTATTGCACAAAGACCGTTTTCCAAAATAGGTACATATGTATGAGATGGAGTTTCTCTTATTAATAAACGGCGAGAAGTTAATTATAAGAAAAACGTTCCTTTTAAACAGTTGTTTAAAGAATATTTAAATTTAGATGGAAATAACTATTGGGAAACTTTTAGAAGGAAAATCAACGGTTATTAAAGATAACGAATATCTTTCAACTAAAGAATATGTGAATCCGTTTATAGAGATAATGAAGAAATTTACTACTGATTTCTCAGTACAAGTGCAACTTCCATCTCAACTGACCATAACGGATTCAAAGGAAGATATTACATACAATAGAGTTTGAGTTCAAGCTATACTAAAAGATAATGTGTATGGCTATGCTGAAACTATTAATTTAGTCTATGCCTTAGATGTAAGAAAGCCTATTTATAAACTATTTAAGGCATATAAAGATAGAAAAACGGGTAATTTATTCGCATTTAATTCGCAGTGAATAAATGTTTATGAATTAAAACCAAGTACTGGCTTTAATGATTTCGAAGGAATTATTAAGAATTTGTTAGAGCTTACTGATAATTCAGATAATATATTTGAAAATTTAGAAAAGTCAACTCTTTCTGCTAAACCAGAAGAAAGACAACGACAACTTGGTGAATTGATTGAGAATAGCATGCTTTTTGAAATCACAAACAAAGGTGGAAAAGTAAAAATTGCACCCCAAATGGTTTTAAAAGCATATCAAAATGTATATATGGACTCTTCTTCCAGGAACTATGTAGATGCAGAGGAAGAATGTACGAAGCTTAATTATTTAGATGCGTTTAGTTCACTCATTACAGAGGATGATAAAGATATAGTTAATAGATTTGAAAAGAATCTATTAGTCTATCAAATGTTCACAGAAAATCAGTAATATGAATGTAATTAAACGAGACGGAACAGTAGTTCCATTTGACTTTGAAAAAATTAAAAACGCAGTAAATAATGCATTTAATGCAGTTTATAATTCAGATGCACCTGATGACATAATTAATTATTTAGAAACTGTTACACAGACATTTGATGAAGATAAAAGTGTAGAAGATATTCAAAAACTTGTAATCTATTCTCTTGGAGAATTTAAGTATTATGATGTTCAAATTGCTTATATTGAATATAAGAAAGAGCATGATGATACTAGATTCATTCGAGAAAGAATGGATTATATGGATGGATATGCTGAGTCTAATGCAAACGCAGCATCTTCTTCCGAAACGGATGCTAATTCAAATGTTGCAATTAAGAACGTAGCTAATCTAGAAGGAGAAGTTTATAAAACAACTAATAGACTCATTCAAAGGTCTTATATGAAAGATAAACTAAATGAGTCTGAACCAGGGTTAGGAAAACAATATGTGTGTGATTTAAAACATCACATAATATACACACACGATGAATCATCTACTCCTACTAAAAAGTTTTATTGTCAAGCAGATACGTTGTATCCTTTAATGACTGATGGTGTTGGAAATGTTGATGGTGTGACTCCGCTTCCTCCAAATGATATTGCTTCATTTAGTGGTCAAGTTACTAATTTCGTATTTATTTCGAGCTCTCAATGTAAAGGTGCTGTAGCACTTGGTGACTATTTTATCACACTGAATTATTATGTAATTGCAGAGTTTGGTCCAAAATGATATGATAGACTTGATGAAATCGTTACTACTGGTACTGTACAACCTCACGATGTTAAATATTATATTCGTAAGGGAATGAAACAGTTTATTTATGGTGTAAATCAGCCAGCTGGTAATAGATCTTTCAATTCTCCGTTCTCAAATCTAAGTTATTATGATTCTGTTTATTTTAAGTCTTTGTTTGAAGATTTTTATTATCCCGATGGAACGCAACCGGAATGAAAAGCTATAGACACTCTTCAAAGAATGTTTATGCAGTTACATAGGGAACTTAGACTCATCAAACCGCTTACCTTCCCAGTAACTACAATGGCTTTGGTTCATGATGATAAAGATTATCTTGACTTAGAATATAAGGAACTGTGTGCTGAAGAATGAGCAAAAGGTGGAAGCTTTTTCTGCTTTAATAGTGATAATCCTACTGCTCTTGCAAGTTGCTGTAGAGTTCTTAATGAAATTTCCGAAAATACCTTTAGTTCTACTACAGGAATGACTGGCGTTATGACAGGAAGTTGTAATGTTATAACTCTTAATTTCAATAGAATTGTTCAGGATTGATATAAGTCAATAGGTGGTACTTTATCACTTCCTTTACATAAAGGATTTGAAGAGAGTTTAAGACAGTACATAATTGATATTCTTGAACGTGTTTATAAGTATCATATTGCATATAAAACAATGTTATATGATATGGAAGACAAAGGAATGTTCACTATTTGTAATGCAAATTATATTAGGATGTCTAAGCTTTATAGTACTATCGGTCTGCTTGGATATTTTGAAGCTGCGAAGTTCTTAGGAATTGAAACAACTAATAACGACGAATATAAGAAATTCTTGTCTCTTTTATTTGGTACTGTAAAAGAAGAAAATAAGAAACACTCTATTCATGATAGAAAACGTCCATTCCTATTCAATTCTGAAGCGGTTCCTGGTGAAAATCTTGCGGTAAAATTCTATGAATGGGATAAAGAGGATGGTTATTGGGTACCAGAAGATCAAAATCTTTATAATTGTTATTTCTATAATCCTTGGGATGACACCAGTGTATTGGATAAGATGAAACTACATGGTAGAGAAATAGCACAATATACTGATGGAGGCCAAGCAGCTCATATTAATCTTGACGCTCATTTAAGTAAAGAACAATACCTCAAAATGCTTGATGTTGCTAGAGAGTATGGTACAAACTACTTTACGTTTAATATTCCAATGAGTGAATGTAAAGATTGCGGTCATACTGTTAACGCTCCAGTTACAGAATGTCCTCACTGTCATTCAAAGCACATTAAGTATTGAACTAGAATCATAGGATATTTAACTGCAGTAGATAATTGGTCTAAACCAAGATATCGAGATTTTCTTAAGAGAGTTTATACAAAACCAGAAAATGTTGAAGTATCTTAATTGTCAAGTAACTTTTAGTGAAGTTCCAGATGAAATTTCACTATGTATAAATATTTCCAATTGCCCCATACATTGCCCTGGATGTCATAGTCCAGAGCTATGGGGAGATGTAGGAAACGAACTTACCAAATCAACATTAGAAGATTTATTAACTTCTAATCGCGGTGTTACATGTGTTTGTTTTCTAGGAGGAGACGCAGAACCAGTAGAAGTTAATAAACTTTCGAAATGGGTACATGAAACTCATCCTGAACTTAAAACAGCGTGGTATTCTGGAATGGATGAATATCCTCGTTTTACTCCAGATTTTGATTATGTTAAGATTGGTTCTTATCGTGAAGACGATGGACCTATTAACGTAAGAACAACTAATCAAAAGATGGTTAAAATTCATCATGATCCCGAAAGATGGTACATGGAAGATATAACTTATAAATTTTGGAAGTAATGAATAAAATAAGTACTGTTAAAGAATATAAAGAAATATTTAATGTTCCTGGGGTTCATGTTATAAAAGTTTCTGCTTCTTGATGTGGCCCATGTAGAACATTAGCGTCTACAATAGAAGAATTACCGGATGAAATTAAGTCTAAGTTCATAGAAGTAAGTGCTGATGAAGCAGAAGACGATCTTCTTGATTTATTACATGTTAGAAATATTCCACTCTTAATATGCTACAGCAATGGAGTAGAATATAACAGAAAAATTGGAGTAGATACTAAAGAAAATTTATTAAAATTAATAAATGATACAGATTCTTAGAAAAGAAGGCTGGATACTAAATCCAAATGATAAAATTGTAAATGCTGTTCTTAAACGTTGTGAATTAAACAATGGTGAATGCGCATGTGATAATCCTGGAGAAACACATGAAGATAGACTTTGCCCGTGTAAAGAATATCGAGAAAAGAATATTTGCCATTGTACTTTATATGTAAAGAAAAATGATACGTAGAGTAGCATGTGTAGACGGATGGATAATGCACAGAGGTGATATGAAAGCTCTTTTTGAAACAAATACTAATTTATATCGTCTATGTGGATTTACACTGCCTTTATTCGAATTAAATGTTTTTATGCAAGATGTTTTATGTCTTGAGTCAAATGATTTAATTCTAATAGTTAGAAATAAGAATGGATATGGAGAACTAAATCTCTCCTTTGAACAATTTGAAGAAATAAACAAAACTTGGAATAAATTTTATGAAAGTTAATATAAAAAAGCTTAATGAATGAGCAGTAATTCCACAATACGCCAAACCAGGAGATGCAGGAATGGATGTTGTTGCAACATCTATTAATGTAACTGATAAATATATAGAATATGGAACTGGATTAGCATTTGAAGTACCTGAAGGATATGTTATGCTAATTTTTCCTAGAAGTAGTGTATCTAAATATGATTTATCGCTTGCTAATGCTGTTGGAGTCCTTGATAGTTCGTATAGAGGTGAACTAAAGTTGCGTTTTAAGCGTAATTACCGTATTGAAAATGAACCTTGTGAAGAAACCAATGGTGAATGGACTACTACATCTATTGTAAATCCTGGCAACGCTGATAAATATCAATGGAATGCTTGTGATTGGTATAACGTTGGAGACAAAGTTGGACAGATAATGATTGTTCCGTATCCACAAATAGAATTCAACGAAGTAGATGAACTTTCTGAAACACAGAGAGGTGCTGGTGGATTTGGTAGTACTGGAAAATAATGAAAATTGATAATAATTATCAAGACTATACTCTTAGTAATGGGATATGGGATCAAACCACTTTAAAGCCAAATTATTATTCAATTTCAGATGAAGATTATTCTAGACTTACAAAAATGTTAGAAGAAGCTGAAGAATATATAACCAAACTTAACGGAATGATTTTATCTAACATCAATGTACATGCATACGGTCTTCGATTAATCAAAGAAGAGTATGGTAGATTCGTATATGAAGCAGTGTTGTTAGATCCGTTTCCTGAGGATTTTGAATCATTATTTGTAAGTTATGTAAACGAAGAACATTTGGAAAATGTTGAAGAAATCGAATTACTAAAACTAGCAGATACTTGTATAGTTTTTAGTACTTCTACTCGTCTTCCAGACGATTTGACGGATATTCTTATACAATGCAATTAAACAAACAGGCGATTGGATTGGATTCCAAAGGTAAAGTTAGATATGTTCATATCTGAACCACAGAAACAGAAGATAAGACATATCTAATCCATAGAGAATCTGGGCTAATTGATGGAAAGAAAACACAAGCTCCAGACATAGAGATTACTAAAGGAAAAGTAAAGAGAACATTAGACGAACAATGTGAATTGGAATTTAATTCCAATTTTAAAAAGTATCTTGATAAAGGATACAAGGATGTAAGTGATTTAAAGTTTGAAGAACTTACATCCGAAAAATGTTCTGAAATTTTAGGTGAAACCAAAACAGATCAAAACGGTGCACTTAAACCAATGCTATGCAAACTTCTTGACAAGGATAACAAAAAGTTAACTGATAAAGAATGATATGGATCGTATAAACACGATGGCGTAAGAATGCTTATTTTTATGCGAGATGGCGAAGTTCATACGTCTTCAAGAGGCGGCGGTGACTATGATATTCCGGCGACTTACATAAGAGAAGATCCATACATAATCAAACTTTTAACTGAAAATAAAGGTTTGATTTTGGATGGAGAATTATATCGTCATGGTTGAAATCTTCAGAAAATAAGCGGATTAGCAAGAAAAGAAACTTTAGAAGAAGACCATAAACAACTTTGTTATCATTGTTATGACATTGTAGACGAATCAGCTACATTTAAAGAGAGAGTCGCGAGACTGAACAAATTTAAGAAGGATTGTCCATCTGATTCAAAATTAATTATAATTGAGCAAAGACTTATAAAAGGTCTTGATGCAATTATGGATATGCACAATGAGGCTGTAGCAGCTGGATATGAAGGTCTGGTGATTAAAGATCCAGACAAAAAATATAAGTGTGGAGCGAGAGATAATCGTGCATTAAAAATAAAAGAATTCCAAGATGATGAGTTTCGTATACTTGGAATTGTAGAAGGCTTACGTGATGAAGATATGTGTTTCCTAATGGAAACAAAAGACGGAACTCAATTTAAAGCAAAGCCTATAGGAGATAGGTTATTAAAGCAACAGTATAGAGACGATATTGATAATATTATTGGAAAATTAGGAACTGTCAAATTCTTTGGATGAACTAATACAGAACACCCTGTTCCAAATCTTCCAAGTTTCCGTGCTGTTAGATATGAAAATGACATTTAAAAGATTATATATATGAAAGAAATGACTAAAGAGCGTCTTGAGGAAATGAGAAGAAGTCCGTTTGCACAATTCCTCGCTCGTGAAATGGGTTTAAATCTTGATGAAGCTATAGATAACGAACTCAAAGAAATGGCTGAAAAAGAAGCAGCTGAGGCTAAAGCCAAGTCTGAGTCTAAACGAGAGTTTACTTTCGATGGTCCGTTTAGTCTTAAAGGTATTGTTGACAACATCCTTAAAGACATGGAGAAGGAAGGTACCGTTAAGTGTGTTGAAAAGGACGGAAAACGTTTCTATTATCCTGCTGGTTTAGAGGATGTTCTTAAAGAAGCTCACAAAGAATCCGAAAGTAAGCCTAAGGAAGAACCCAAGCCAGAATCTAAAAAGGAATATTCGAAACCTGAAGCAAAAGAACAACCTTTCGCTATGAGTCCTGAACAATTAGAGAAATTTGTTGAGGAATATCGTGCAATTGTTGAAGCCGAAAAGAAAATTGCTTATTTATTTGGCGTCGAATTTAGAGACGGTGGGGCTGGATTTGGATTTCCTTCCAAAGTAAACAACATTATTTGGAATCTAATGCGTATTATCTTTGGTGATGAGAACACTGAAGACATTGCTGATTTTGTCTTTGGAAATTCCAATTTTGACGATGTGAAAAGTCTATACGACGAACTTGTCTAATTTCAATTTTAAGGTACCTAAACTCGTCTATTTTGAAATCAAATTTCGTAGACGAGTTAGGTATCATTTTTCTAAAAATAATTCAAAATTCAAGGTTTTATGAGTGATTTAAAAACTCAAATATTTTCTGTTATAAAGAAACGTCCATATTCAA